GCGTGCTGCGCGGGCACCCCAACGGCAAGCCGCTGCTGGCCAACCGCATCACGCAGATCGTGCAGGACGCGGTGCGCGGCATCGGCCTGGACGCGCGTCTCTATGGCGCGCATTCGTTGCGCGCCGGGTTCGTGACCGAGGCGCTGGAGAAAGGCGCCAATGAAATCGCCATCGCGCGCCACACCGGCCACCGCGATTTGACCACCTTGCGCCGGTACTTCCGTGGCAAAAGTCTGTTCAAGGGAAATGCCGGCGCCGCTTTGGGTCTCTGAGGCGTAGTCTTGGCGCGTTCGGCAAATGTTAGGTGACATCGGCCCTCGGTGCAAAAGGGGATCTGGCGGGCCGCCGTTGCACCCTCCCCCAGAACGAGGGAAGACGACGGCCGCAACCAGAAGCTCATAGCCGGTGATCAACCGGCCGGATCCAGAATAAGGCCTTTGGCGGGGTCTTGTCCAGCCCCGTACATCAAAATGACAGTACTGGGACGAAAGCGGTGAATGGGGTGTTTTCAGGCCTGGTGGGCGCGTGTTACACTCAAACACGTTTCGCTCTCCTTTGCCATTTTGGGTGGTTTAGGAGTTGATCCCCGCGATGAGTCGATTCCGCCGTCGCGCTCAAATGACCTGCCAGGGCTGGTTGAGCGTTCGGCGAGAATTTACTCTCGCGGGGATTCGCATTTTCGGTTAAAATCGACATTAGGTACAAGACGAATAAAAGTCGAAAGGTTGTTTCGGGCCACCTAGTTTCCTACGCCGGGTGGCCCGAGTTGTTTTGAGCCATGGTTTGAAATCCTCCACTCAGTCCCCGAGTGCTAGTATTGCCGGGGGTACTTAACTAAGGGGACTGGATAACAGCATATAGCCCTTACGCCGGTTAAACAACTGCGGATTTGGCTTGAGCTGTTTTGACCACAGGGTACTGAACCCCGCGCAGGCTTTCGAAGTCACTGCGATGCACGCGCCAGCGGCCGTGCACGCCGTGCCGCGCGCGCACGCGGCGCGCCGCAAGCTCGCCGGCGAGGATCATATCTTCCAGATCCTGAGCCGACAGGCCTGTGTGTTCGGCCGCCTCGTCCAGCGTGAACCAGGGCAATGGGTGAGGCGGCAACGCGGCGGCTTCCCCGAGCAACGCCACCTGGCGCTGCGGTACCGGCGGTTGAGGGTCGATCACGGCCACGGCGCCGCCGTCTTCGATCGCGGCGGGGCGGCGTTCGCGCAGGCGCGCCACGTCGGCCGCCAGCAGCACGCTGGCCTTGCGGCCGGTGCGCGGATCGACGACTCGCTTGCGCCGGATCTTTTTCTCTTTGACCAACTCCATCACGCGCCGCACGCTCAGCTCGAGCCGTTGGGCGGCTTGTTCCTTGGGCAGGTACAATTCGTCTGTCTGGTTTTCCATGTCTGTCCTCTACTTGGAGCGGGCGAGACGGCGGAACGGTGGACCGGTCCACCGCGCCGCCCGCTGCTCCAGGTCGACTATGGCACACACCCCCCGGCCGTACGCTATATAAATCGTAGGCGGGAATCTGGCGGCGCTACAGCCAGTATTCCGACGGCGGCGATTGCATGTCGCGGTCGATGATGGCCTGCGTTTCGCGCAAGAGTTTTTCGCGGCCTTCTTCGTCGAGGTCGGCGCGGCGGTGCGCGATGACTTCGGCCAGCAGATAGCTATCCAGCCATCCGGGCCAGGCTCGGGCGGCGTGCGCGGGCGCGGGCGCGCTCATGCGAATAAGAGTAGCACCCTGGCGCGCGTGGTGTAAGGCGCGCTGCCGTTGCCTTTCGACGCTAGGCCGCTTGCTCGTGATCGCGTTCGAGAGCCCACAGGGTCAGCTCGACGCGATTGGTGACGCCCACCTTGCAAAAGATGCGCGTCAGGTACTCTTTGACGGTGCCTTCGGTCAAACGTAGCTCCCGGGCGATTTCCTTGTTGGCCTTGCCCATGGCCACCAGTTCTATCACTTGCTTTTCGCGCGGCGTCACTTCTTTGCCTGGCGACCAGCGGGGCTTGCGGCAGGCTGGGCAGATACGCTCGCCGGCGCCGGCCGGGAAGTACGCGCCGCAGCGGTAACACGTGCGTTCGGTCGAAGCGGAAGGAATAGCGGAGTCAGGGACTATTTCCATGACGCTGGTCCTCTTTGGGGTGCCCCGTCCAGGATTGGAAGCGGGGCAATAAAGGGACTTGCCCCGTGCGCCGGTGCGTCTGACGCGAGCACAGCACCGGGCGCATTACCCAGGAGGGGGGCGGAATTCAGTGCTTTAATTGTAAGACTATTTGACACCCAAAGGTATTAAATTATACAAAGCCTTTTTTCAGACTATTCAATCGCCGCGAAACACCACACTATAGATGCAGTGAAACCCAATTCCCGCACAGCGGTGCTCGACGAGTTCGGAGAGCTTAGCCGGCGCATCGCGGAATTCAAACCCAACGTCGACCGCCGCGACGAAATTAAGGCCGAAATCCTCTCCTGGTGCGCGGACGTTTCCCCCGAGAAAGGCACCATATTCGAGGGCCAGAAATACTCCGTGCACGTCGGGGCGTGCAAAATCAAGCGCGAAATCGTCAACAAGTTCAAATGCTGGAGCCTGCTGCGGAAGGTATTGGGGCTCAAGGCAGTCGTTGAAAAAATCACCATCCCGCTCGAAAAGGCAGTGGATGCGTATATCCCCGTCGAGCAACACAAGCTGTTTCTGGTCGAAAAGCCCGGAAGCCGCGACGTTTCCGCGGTAGCCAAAGCCACGGGGGTGCACGCCCGCGCCGCGTAAACGCCATCACGCCGGTTCCGAGTCTATCTCCGGGCCGCGCTCGACTCGCGGAAGGGTCGCAAAACTATCCCGACTGGCCGGCCCGAGAATCCCTGTGTTCACCGGGCCGCGCATCTTAGAGATGGCGGATCCGGCCCGGGTGCGGCAGATTCTCAAGGCGCCCAACGTGGAAGTCATCAAGCGCCGCAAGGACCGCGCCATCGTCCAGATCAACCTGGTGGCCTTCGGTGACGACAGTAAACGCAAAGCGCGCCGCGGCAACCCCTTCGCCTACAGCTATGACGGCGAGAGCGAAGAAAACCCCCAGAACTGCTGGGCGCTGAAACATCTGCCCGACTCGACGGCGGATATCTTCCGCGCCTCGGTGCTGGACAATCTGAAGCAGGCCGCATGATGAATGCCGGCCGCCTCACGCCAGAAGTGATTTGCTTCGAGGCCGTACGCCTGATCGAGAAGGGTCTGGGCCTCGTCAGCACCAGGACCGAAACGGCCTGCGATGAGCAACGCGCGGTGGTAGTTACCACCGCCGGCCTGTGCGTAGACGTCACCGTCTTTCCCATGGAAGTGTCGGCCTCGCTGGGGCAGAAAAGAGCCGTCGTCTCAATCGGGGGCGCGGACCGGTTTCTGTCGCTGCCCTCGTTTTCGGTTCGCTTCCTGGAGCCCGCTTGCGCCGTGCTGTGTAACTCGATCGCTCCGGATATTCAAGGCGAGGCGAGCGCATGATCCTCCGGGGCGACCTGGTGGACGTGCTGCCGACGCTACCCGCTGCCAGCTTCGACGCCTGCCTGTGCGATCCGCCATACGCGCTAAACGACAAGCGCCCGGCCAACTCGGCGTCACCGCGCAAATCCTCGCGCGAGCGAACCCGGGGCGGCTTCATGGGGATGGGGTGGGATGCCGGCATTCCCGGGCCCGAAATCTGGACCGCCGTGCTTCGCGTGTTGAAGCCCGGCGCTTTCCTGCTGGCCTTCGGCGGCACGCGCACGCACCACCGGCTCATGTGCGCCATCGAGGATGCAGGCTTCGAGATTCGGGACTGTATGATGTGGCTGTACGGGCAGGGATTCCCGAAGTCGCTGGACATCTTGAAGGCGATCGACAAGCGGGCAGGCGCTGAACGTCAGGCAGCGGGCACTTCAAGCGGGCCAAATGCTTCGCGTTACACCGGCGACCGATACACTGAAAAGCGGCAAACCCGATTCGGCGTTGTGCAGGACCAGCCAACGGCGACACTTCCCGCCACCGACGCCGCCAAACTCTTCGACGGCTACGGCACAGCCCTCAAGCCCGCCTGGGAGCCCATCATCGTAGCGATGAAGCCGTGCGAGGGCACGTTCGCAGAGAATGCAGTCAAGCACGGAATAGCGGGTCTGGATATCGATGGGAGCCGGATCGGAAGCGAGCAGATTACGACTTCCAATACAACCTTCATGCGATTTCAGGGGCAGAACACCAGGCCATGGCAAGATGGGCATGAGAACTACGACACGCAGCATTCTGGCCGCTGGCCCGCCAACCTGGTCCTGGATGAAGACGCAGCAGCCGCGCTGGACCGGCAGAGCGGCCACCTAGTGAGCGGCAACAACCCCGCCAAGCGCAGCGCCGACAAGCACCGCACGGTCTACGCAGGCTGGAAGGGTGAGCAATGTTTGGTGCATCGTGGCACGGATTCGGGCGGCGCTTCCCGTTTCTTCTACTGCGCCAAGGCCTCGCGCTCCGAGCGCGGCAAAGGCAACACGCACCCGACGGTGAAGCCGCTGAAGTTGACTGAGTACCTGGCTAGATTGATTCTGCCGCCGCGCGCCAACGCCAAGCTGCTGGTGCCGTTCGCCGGCTCGGGATCGGAAATCATCGGCGCCCGGCGCGCCGGCTGGAAGCACATCACCGGCATCGAACGCGAAGCCGCCTACGTGGCCATTGCCGAGAAACGCTTATTGACCATGGCCGCCTGAAAGGTATTTTTGGTGAATAATATGCTCAAACGATTCTTCTGTGCCCTCGTGCTGGCTGGCGCTGTCTTCGCCTTGTCGGCCCAGACCATACCCCCGGCGCTGACGCTTACCACCAGTTCGCCGGTCTATCCGGGCGCTACGTTGAGCGTGAATGTCGGCCTGACCGGTTCGGGGGCCAGCAATATCGCCGCTTTCGGGTTCACCCTGCCCGCCGCGTCGACGGCGCCCACCGTAGGCGTGGCTTCCACGGCCGCCGGGAAAGCGGTCTACAGCAACGCCGCCAACGTGCTGCTGGTCTCGCCGGTCACGGCTCCCAACAGCACCGCCTACGCGGACGGGCCGGTGGCCAGCTTCACGTACACTGTGCCGTTGACCGCAACCTTTGGCTCCACGGTGAGCCTGGCGCTCACCAACCCGCTGGCGGCCAGCAGCACCGGCAATGCCGTGGTGGTCACCTCCGCGCCGCTGGTGGCGACCGTGGCCATGAGCCCGGTGTGCGTGCAGGATATTGTCGCGGCTACCACGGCCTATCTGTCCAGCCCGACGCAAGCCGCTCTGAATTTGATCGTGACCGATCTGGCCGCCGGCCAGACCGGCGGCGCCTGCCACTAAATTTCTCCGCGAGAGAAGAAGCCGGGCGGCCCGCACCTTCCCGCCCCCGCATTGCGGACGCGACTGCCCGGCTCCGCCTTAATCCTGCGAAAGATGACCCCTTTCCATGTCGCTGTCCAACGACTCCGTTGTCCTCATCAACGCCCGCCTGGATCACGTGAGCGAGCACAGCGACCGCGCGCTGGAGAAACTGATCGCGCTGGTGGAATCGACGGCGCGCATCGAGGAGCGGCAGGCCGTGGTCTTAAATCAACTGGCTGATCTTAACGGCTCGGTGGGTAAGCACGACGAAAAGATCCGCAACCTGGAAGAGTTCCGCGTGGCGCATCTGCTGCATTGCCCGCTGGCCGACCAGGTAGCCGCCCTGGATAGACGCATGGACAACAAAGCCATTGAGATCCGCGTGCGCAGCCGGCGGTACCGGGCGCTGCGGGCCGCGGCCATGATGCTGCTGGGCGGCGTCTGTGCCGCCGTAGGTAAATTTCTGGCCGGGCTGTTCCTGGCCCCGAAGTCCTAACACTTTCAAGAGAGAAACCGAGTGGCCGCGCGCGCAAAGCCGAGCCCGGGCGAGCGCCGGCGCCGCTCGAAAGCCAACATGCCCGGAGTCATCGAGGTAACGCCGGAACAGGAACTCGAATGCGCGCTGCTGAGCGGGAAGGAAATCGCGGAACGGCTATTGAACGCGACGAATTACCCGCAGTTTATCCGCCGGCAGCCGTGGCTGGTGAAACTGCAATGCCGGGAGGAGTGGGAGCGGGTACTGGCGACGTTCGAAATGTGCCGCGTGCTGGTGGAGCAGATGAGCCGGGAAAAAGCCCTTCCCTCCCCTACGGCAGGTCATTGAGTTTCTGGCAACGCTACGGAGAACTGGATTGAAAACCGCACGCAAATTCTGGCCCGACCTGGAGGTCGACGACCCGGTATACGAGTCGATCCTCTGGGACCTGCCCGGCCTGAAAGCGAAACGGCGGGCGGGATGGCGGCGGCGCCGCCACCACGGCAAATCCGCATGACGGCAGCCCTCTACCTGCGCGTTTCAAAAGAAGAGCAACACACCGAGAACCAGTTGCCGGAGCTGGCGGCGTTCGCCGAACGCCACGGCTGGGACAGCATAGTCTACGAAGAGCATGCCTCGGGCAAGGCCATGGTGACGCGGCCGGTGCTCGAGCGTTTGCTCAAAGACGCCCGCGCCAAAAAGTTCGACGTGGTGCTGGTGTGGAAGATCGATCGGTTTGGCCGGAGCCTGAGCCACTTCGTGGAAAACGTGCGCTTGCTCGATAGCTGCGGAGTGAGGTTCATTTCCACCACACAGTCGATCGACACCGACCAGCGATCGCCGTTTTCGAAATTGCTGATGCACATGCTGGCGGTGTTCGCGGAATTCGAGCGCGATTTGATCGCCGAGCGCGTGGCGCTGGGCCTCAAGGAATACCGCCGCGCCTACGCCGCCGGCCGCGTGGGCCGCGAGCGCATCTCGAAGAGCGGCAAGAATCTGGCCATTGGACGGCCGCCCAAGATCTGGCGGCGCGACCTGGCGCGGACGTTGCGCGCCGAAGGGATGAGCTGGCGCAAGATTGCCGCCCAGGTGGGAGTTCCGGCGGCCACCGTCCGCCTGGCGCTGAAGCAAAACCCGCCGCCCGCACCCGCTTTGCCCATGGCCGCCTGAAAACTTATGAGCAAATTCGAAGCCGTGATTACGTGCGCCGCCTATAGCGATTTCCTGGCGCACACGCTGCCGCTGAATAAGGCACTGTTCGACAAACTGATCGTGGTGGCGCCGCCCGAAGACAAAGAGACACAGCGCGTCTGCGAGTACTGGCACGTGCAATGCGTCAAGAGCGACCGCATGGAGACCCACTGGGGCCGCTTCCGCAAAGGCTGCGGCATCAACGACGGCCTGGCCGAACTGGATAAAACCGGCTGGCTGGTGCACCTGGACGCCGACATCGTGCTGCCGCCCTTGTTCCGCAAAGTCATGGAGGGTCTCGACCTGGACCCGGCTTACATCTACGGCGTGGACAGGTTCATGGTGCCGAGCTTCGAGGCGTGGGCCAAGTTTTTCGGCGCGCCCAAGTTACTCCAGGAAAACGAGACCTGGGTGCACCTGGCGGCATTTGACGTCGGGGTGCGCGTCATGCACGCCCATCAGTACGTGCCCATCGGGTTCACGCAGATCTGGCACGCCCAAAGCGGCATGCTGAAATACCCGGAGGAGCACGCTAACGCGGCCCGCGGCGACATGGCTTTCGCCGAGTTGTGGCCGCGCAACAAGCGCGGATTCATTCCGGAGCTGGTGGTTTACCACCTGGAAAGCGCCAAGGCCGACATGGGCGCCAACTGGAACGGGCGCACGACGCCGGCTTTCGGCATCACCGAAGCCAAGGACTACAGCTAACTCCTATGTGGTTCAAGTGGGTGCTTATCGGCTGGTTCCTGCTGGATACCGCCCTATCGATCGAATGTCTCGGCAGGGGCCGAATCACGCCTCGCACGGCGCTGGCAGTCTTCGCTATGGATGCCCTGTTCATCACCGGCCTGCTGTATTTCTGGCGTTAAATCATGCTCAGTGAGAAACAGTTCGAAGCCGCCCGCCTGGTGGCGCGCGGCCGAACGACCCTCGTCGAAATCGCGCAGCTCGTCGGCGTGAGCCGGCGCACCATCGCCAACTGGAAAGCGAACCGCGCCTTCCGGGCCGAGGTGGCGCGCATGGACCAGGCCTGGCGCGACCGGGCGCGCAAAACCGGCATCGGCGATCCCGACCGGCGGCTGCTGCGCATCAATGAACGCTGGCGCAAGCTGCAGACCGTGATCGAGGAGCGGGCCAAAGACCCGCAGATGCAGGACGTGCCCGGCGGCAAGACCGGCCTGCTCACGGTCACCTACAAGACGCGGACCTTGGTGGACTATAGCGGCGAAAAGCCCGAGCGCAGCACCGAACTGGTGCCGGAATACGAAGTCGATACCGGGATGCTGGCGGAAATGCGGCAGCTCGAGGAGCACGCCGCCATCCATGAAGGGCAATGGAAAAAGAAAATCGACGTGGAGAAGCGCAGCAAGCTGGACGTCGACGTGTCGCCCGAGGCGATGACTCTGGCGCGTTTGTTGACGCCGGCGCAACTGGACGAACTGGAAGCCAAGCTCAAGGCCTCTCAGGGGGAGGACAACATCGGCGATGAAAAAGTTTAGCTCTCCCGGGGCATTGAAGCTGCCCAAGGTGAAATTGTCGCTGGCCACCGGCAGCCGCGCCGGCTACCACAACGCACCGGTGGCGCGCATCCCGGCCAGCGTGGGCCTGACCCCGCGCGGCCCGCGGCATCGCACGTTTCAGCCGGCGATGGCCACCGGCCCGAAACTCAAGGGCATCCGGCTCACCAGTATGATGGCGCAGACGAAGCCGTATGCGCCCAAGCAGGCGCAGTGGCTGCCCAATCCCGAAAAGATGGCGGCCAAGTTCGCGCCGACGGCGCAACCCAAACCTCTATGAACGACTCTACCAACGTCCGCGGCGGCGACGTCAACCCGGACCAGCTCGACCGCTGGCTGGAAGACCGCAAGCAGTACCACGAACGCAAAGCGCGCGAAGCGGCGGCCAGGCGGCGGGTGATTCCTTTCGGCCGCGCTTTCGAAAACCTCTTGCGCCTGGACGCCGCCGGCAAGCTCACGGATCAAGCCAAAGCGGCGGTGATTGGCATGGCCGCGGCTTACGCGCGGCGTAACAAGATGCCGTTCGACCGCACGCTGCAGGGAGCTATCCAGCTCGCGGCGCAGGCGGACAGGATTTTGCGCGATCACATGGCCACTATGGCCAAGCTCAACTAACAAAGGTGATCCAAAGACCCACTTTATGAATCCTTCTCTTCCAACTTCGACTACCGCCAATCAGAATCCGCGGTTTTACACCCAGCTTCTGGCCTGGATTCAGGCCAACCTGGTGGCTTACCTGAAAGCCAATTACGGCCTCACCGTCACAGTGTTCGGAGTCCAGGTTTCCTTGCCGCTGGTGGATTCCAATACCGGGCTGGCCTATTACGATCAGTTCTATCTGGTGTGGCCGGATCGCTACATGAATCCGGTGGACTACCAAACGTGTCTGATCCTGGGCGCGGACGTGGCTTCGATTGCCAGCAAGCTGCTGGCGGATTATGCCGACGACGCCGGCATCCCCGTTCCCCAACCGCTGCCCCAGCAGGCAGTGACGACGGTACCGGTTATTCCGCCGGCGCCATCCGACCCGGTGGGAGCCAAGCTGCCCGACGGCCGCTACAACAACCTGGCCGGCAATTCACTGCCGATCGGCGCGGTGTACACCGATTCGCGGGGCCCATTCGCTCTCGCCGGCGTAGCGACTCCATTCGGCACGATCACGTGGTGGGTGCCGACCATGCCAACCACACCGTCCACGCAGGATTAAGACCCCATGCGAGACCCGTAAATATGACTTTCAAGAAAGCGCGCACCGAAAACGCCAAGAGCCGCCAGATCCGCATCCTGGCGCGGCGCATTCCCAACGCTCTCGCGCTCGACCGGATTCTATGCGACGCCAAGCCCGAGCTGCGCTGGCCGGTCTTCGAGCGCATCCGGCCGTTTCTGCCGTTCGCCGTCGAGGCCAAAGAGCTGCCCTGCCTGGCTGGTCTGGCTGGCAGCGGAGAGGCGGAAGCCGCCGCCGCGCCGCCTGCTGTTTCATCCTGATATGCACCCCATCCTGTATTTTCTGTTGTGCCTGTGCGGCGGTGCGCCGCACGAGCCGGTCATTATCATCGTTGACTGAGAGCCGATGACAGCATGAAACTTCTCGGATTTACCGCCCGGATTATTCAGGAGTCCATCCACCTGGTCTGCTACATGGAAACCTTGGATGGAGAGTGGGAAATCCGCATTCGCTACTGCCTCAACTGAGCAAGCCAATGCCTTTCAAGAGTCAATCCCAGTGGGACAAATTCGGCGAACTGCTCAGCCAGGGCAAGATCACGCAGGCGACGTTTGACGAGTGGGCGCACAGTTCGCCGGCATATCACACGCTGCCGGCGCACGTGGGAGATACCAAGCGCGTCAAAGCCGGTGGCCTGGCCGCCATGATGGCGAAGCGGGCGAAGCCCAAGAAGGCCGCCTAGCGCATGGGTAACCAATTCTGGCCGCCGGGATTCAACCCCGAGACGGTGGGCGAACTGCCGGTGTCGCTCGCCTTGTCCAGCCAGGCGAAGTACCACCAGCGGTACTGCCGGTACGATGCGATGTTCCCCGCGGTGGGGGAATTCCGGCGCGAACTCTACCGCAAGCAGCTCGACTTTTTCGCCGCCGGCAAGCGCTTCAAAGAGCGCCTGTTCATGGCCGCCAATCGGGTGGGCAAAAGCGAAGCCGGGGCTTACGAAGTCACGCTGCACTTGACGGGCCTCTATCCCGACTGGTGGCGCGGACGGCGCTTCGACGGGCCGGTCGAAGTCTGGGCGTGCGGCACGACGTCGGAGACCACGCGCGACATCGTGCAGGCCAAACTGATGGGGCCGCTGGGCGAGGACGGCACGGGCATGATCCCGGGTAAGCTGATCCAGCATACGCAGATGCGCCGCAATGCGCTGGCCGGTGCCATCGAGACGGTCTGGGTGAACTGGGGCGAGAAAAAGAAAGACGGCACCTATCCCGGCGTGAGCCGCCTCGGGTTCAAGACCTACGAACAAGGGCGCAGTTCCTTCGAGGGCACCGCCAAGCATGTGCTGTGGTACGACGAGGAGCCGCCGCTCGATATCTACACCGAGGGCGTGTACCGGACACTGACCACGCGCGGCATCATCCTCACCACGTTCACGCCGCTGCAGGGCATGAGCGATGTAGTCAAGAGCTTTCTCGAGCCGGAAACCGAAGAGCAGGCCAACTACAAGTGTTATATCCAGGCCGGCTGGCGGGACGTGCCGCACATTCCGGAAGAGGAAAAGCAGGCGCTGCTGGCCACCACGCCCATGTACCAGATCAAGGCGCGGACGGAAGGCGAGCCATCGTTGGGCGCCGGGGCGATTTACCCGATCGCGGAGAGTCAGATCGTCTGCGACCCGTTCCCCATCCCCGACCACTATCCCCGAGGGTACGGATTAGATGTAGGCTGGCGCGTGACGGCGGCGGTGTGGGCCGCGCTCGACCCGGGCAATCAGCGCATCTATCTCTACGACGAGCACTACCAGGCGCAGGGCGAGCCGGCTTCGCACGCGCTGGCCATCAAAGCCCGCGGGGAGTGGATCCCGGGCGTGGTGGACCCGGCGGCCGAAGCGCGCAACGTGACGGACGGGCGGAAAGCCATGGAGCTGTACCGCCAGGCGGGGCTGGATCTGGAAGCGGCCGACAACGCGGTGGCCACCGGAATCTCGACTGTCTGGCAACTCATGGTTTCCGGACAGTTGAAGGTCTTTTCCACCTGTCAGAACTGGCTGAAAGAATTTCGTAAGTACCACCGCAAAGAAGACGGCAAGGGAACGATTGTCAAGACCGACGACCATTTGATGGACGCTTCGCGCTATCTGGTTTTAAGCGGACGGCAGCGCATGAAGATCAAGCCCGTCAAGCGCGAGCCCGAGACGCGCTACATCACCACCGGCCGCTACGGGCCGGGGCAGTCGGGATGGATGGCGGGATGAGTGACCTGGCAGACCGCGACCGCGCAAAGCGGATTCTGGATATCCTTTTGGACCGGCCCGCGCCGCCGGCGCCGCCGGCGTCGAAAGTCACCATCGAGGAAATCGTGCGCCGCAAAACTTCGATCGTGCGCGTGGGCGGAAAACTTTACCGTATCCGGGCGACCGAAGTGGAACTAACAGGATGATGAGGCTCTGGCTTTTGCGCCGCACCGACACGTGTTGCATATACGACGCCAACGAGGGCTTTGTCGTGAGAGCCGAAGATTCGGCCAGTGCCCGTCAATACGCCGAAGAGGAGTGCTGCGACGAAGGCAGAGGGACCTGGCTTTCGGAAGTGAATTCGAGTTGCATCGAATTGCGCGCAGAGGGCGTGCCTGGCGTCGTCATCAAGGATTTCCTCGCGGGCTGATTCATGAACTGGGCCGAGTTCGACCGCACCATCGAAGAGTTCGATAAGACCGGCGAGTGGCAGCCGCCCCGATGGATGGGTGAGCCGGCTACCGCGCCGGCGCCAGAGGTCGCCGTGCCGGAGCTGCCGGCGGAAGAGCGGACTGGTCCGCCGCCCCGCCTTCCCTCCCGCGTCGAGCCGGTGAGAGTGCCGAGTTACCGCACGAGCCAGTACGCCTCGCGTGTGATCGAGGCCAAGAGTTTCGACTGACGACTTAATTCCCCGGAATTTAGTCGCATTCTTTCATAAAGCGTTGACGCGCGGCATGATAACCGAAAAACAGCCATCCCCCTACGCCTTCCGCACTCTGCCTGCTACCGCACAGTGCAATCAAACGACGCCCGACGCGCCCCCGCTCACCGGCCGCGCCGCCGACCAGGTGGCGTCGCTCTACGAACTCAACAGGTCCCTCGGCAGGCTGCGCGAGCGCCTGTTCGGCGAGGGCGAAACGGTCCCGGATGAAGTTCCGGGCCCCAAGGGTCCCGCCCTCGAAGTATCGATCGGCGGCATGGAATACCAGACGCGCAACGCACACGCACAGGTCAGCTCGATCCTGGAGCGCCTGTAGAGCCAGCGGGGGCTAAAGCCCGCCGGGGCGGCTCGAAGGCCGCCCCACGAATTCCCAACGATTTCCCAACGGAGTTTTCCCATGGCAACCAAACACGAAGTCAAGGTCACCGCTTCGCGCGGCGGCAAACGGCCCAGCCGCGAGCTGGAGCGCATCGTCATCGAACCCGGCGCCAACGGCGGCCACACCGTCAAGCACCACTACAAACCGCCCAAGGCGCGCAAGGGCATGTCGATGCCGTATGAAGAGCCGGAGAGCTTCCCGTTCTCGAATAAGGCCGACACCATGCAGCACCTGGACCAGAACCTGCCGGGCCCGAGCGTGATGAGCGCGAGCAACGGGCCGGACGGCGACGAAGGCGAGGGCGAAGGCGCCAGCGGAGCCGCCGATAGCGGCGAGGGGGAGTAGCCCCGTGGCGATCGACATCAATCCGGCCCACAAGGGCATGTTGCACCGCGAGACGCATACCAAGGCCGGCCAGAAGATTTCGCTCTCCAGGCTCATGGGCGCGAAGCATTCCGCCGATCCCGCGGAGCGCCGGCGCGCTACGTTTGCGCTGAACGCCAGGTCCTGGAACCACGCATGACGGCCACCGTGGATTCCCGCGGAGGCGTCCGCGTCACCGCGGCGGATATTCCGATTGAAGGCCTGCCCGCAGGCCTGCGGCCGGTGCGCTTCGGTGTGCCTGCCGCCGGCGAGCGCGTCTGGGACGGCGAACTCCGCACGGCCCACGCCGGCTGGGCCGTCTCGGTTTTGATTGTGGAAGTGCTCCCCGGCTACGACCTGCTGTACGACGTGTGCCGCGATCGCTGGCAGCTAGCCAAGGAGGCGCCGCCCTTCCCGCGCCCGGAAACAGGCGATTGGCTGGACTTCGCCGGCGAACTGCTGCACAGCCTCGTCCAGACGCCGTGCCGCCATGCGCCGGAACTCTTCCCGCCCTGGCTGATTGCGGATCTCGGCAAACCTGGCGCCATGGTGCGGCGCGCTTCGGCGGTCCTGACCTTCGCCGCAACCACGCGCGAAGAAGTACTCGCCTCCATCCGGCAAGCGGTGACGGAAATGGCCGCCGAACTGAATAGTCAGCCGGTCGAAACGATTCTCACCGGCGATCTCCCCGTGCCGCAGGGAGTCCGCGAGGCACGCGCGGAAGTCCGCCGCGGCGTCGCCATGCGCTACGTGCTCGCCCGCGACATCGAGCGCGGCTGGGTGCTGCGTTTCGACGTGCTTTACCAAATTCAACCCAAGGAAACAAACGAATGAAAACCTCTAGCGATTTCTCGAAAGGCTCCCTCGGCAGCGCCAAGGGCAAAGCCGCCGACTCCTGTTCCAAGAGCCTCGGGTCGAGCACACAGGGCGCACACGACGCCAGTGTGCCGGCGACGGGCGAAATGAGCAAGGTGGCCAGTGTGGCGGACGCCAAGGGCAAGACCGACAGCATGGGCAAACCGACCGGCGCGGCGCCCAAAGCGGCCCCAACCGGCATGGACACCGTGCGCCGCGTCGCGGACGGCAAGTAAGCGGGCGAAGCGGCGGGCCGCCGCCGCGCCGCCGTCCGCTATTCATTTATTCACTTTTATGCAATAGCGCGGGCGGCAATCCCCGCGTTTTCCCGTCTTCCCTCATGTCCCCCATCCAGCCTTACGGTTATAACCCGCGCGTGGCCTCGCCCACCGGTTTTTTCGGCGCCCGTGCCGAGCGTGTGCCGGTGGTCGAGACCGCCCCGGAAGATCCGGAGCGCGACCGCAAGGAGCAACTGCTCAAGACGGCGCGCCAGCGCTTCCGCAACATTCTCGAATACGAATCCGAGATGCGGCGCGAGATGCTGGAGGACTTCAACTTCAGGGCGGGGAAGCAATGGGACCTCCAGGCGCAGAACGAGCGCATGCTGGCCAACCGGCCATGCCTGACGATCAACCGCATCAACCCGGTGATCAAGATCATCGTCAACGAGATCCGGCAGAACCGGGCCTCGATCGTGATCAACCCGGTGGGGAACGGCGCCGACCGCGACACGGCGGACGTGCTCGAAGGCATCACGCGGCACATCGAGATCCGCTCGGATGCCGACAGCGCCTACGACACGGCGGCCGAACACCAGGTGACCTGTGGCCGGGGCTGGCTGCGCGTACTGGTGGATTGGGTGCCGGGCACCATGGACCAGGAAATCCGCATCGAGCGGATCCCCAATCCCTTCGCGGTGCTGATGGACACCGCGGCCTCGCATATCGATTTTTCCGATGCGCAGTTCGGTTTCATCGTCGAGGACCTGGACCAGGCGGCTTTTGAACGAAAGTTCCCAGGCAAGGTCTTCTCGCCGCTGCGCGACTTCGAGGGCATCGGCCAGTATGCCGACTGGTATCCGGAGCGCAAGTGCCGCGTGGCGGAATACTTCTACCTCGAGCCGCAGTCAGTCACTATTTCGCAGCTCGACGATGGCAGCATCCTGGAGGACGATGACGTCATTCCGGCCGGCCGCACGATCGTAGCCGAGCGCGACGAAACCAAGCAGCAGGTCAAATGGGCCAAAATCACGGCCCGCGAAGTGCTGGAAGAGCGCGACTGGCTGGGCGAGCATATCCCGATCGTGCCGGTGCTGGGCGATGAGATCCTGCTCGACAACAAGCGGCAATACATCGGCCTGACCCGGTACGCGCGCGATCCGCAACGCATGTTCAACTACATGCGCACGGCGGCTACGGAAGCCATTTCGCTGGTCCCCAAGGCCATGTGGCTAGCGGCCGAGGGACAGATCGAGAATTTCGAGGAGTTCTACCGCACTTCGAACACGCGCAACATCAGCGTGCTGTATTACAAGCCAGTGTCCAGCAACGGGCAGCCGCTGGCCGTGCCGCAGCGATTGCACGGCGAAGTGGATCTCACTTCGATCAGTGCCGCGCTGGCGCAGTCGGATCAAGACTTCAAGATCGTTACCAACGTCTTCGATCCCAGTCTCGGCCAGCACGGGCCGGAGGAGTCGGGGCGGGCGATTTTAGCCCGGCAGAAGCAGACCGATACGGCGACGTTCTCGTTCGGCGACAACCAGGCCAAGGCGATACGGCAAATCGGCCGCATCATCATGGAGCTGATTCCGCATGTCTATTCCACCGGCCAGATGATGCACATCGTGAATCCGGACGGCACGCGCAAGCCGGTGATTCTCAATCACCCGTTTGTGCAGGGGCCGAACGGGCAGCCGCAGCCGGTGGATCCGCGGGCGCTGGCCGCCCAGCAGACCGGGCAGACCCTGCAGACGATCAAGATGTACAACGTCCGCCAGGGCGAGTACGACGTGAGCGTCTCGAGCGGGCCGAGCTACCAATCGCGCCGGCAGGACGCCGCGACGAGCATGATCGAGTTTTTGAAGGCCTACCCGCAGGCGGGGCCGTTAGTTGGCGACCTGGTGGCGGGCAACATGGACTGGCCGGGCGCCGCCGAGTTCGCCGAGCGGCTGAAAAAGATGCTGCCACCGGCGTTGCAGGACCAGCAGGGCGGCCAGCCCCAAGTCAACCCGCAACAATTGATGAGCGCTTTGCAGGGACTGCAGCAGCAGAACCAGCAGCTCATGCAATTAATCCAAGGCCGCACGCTCGAAAAGCGCCTGGAGCTGACCTCGAAAGAACGCACGGCGGCGGCCGACCGCGCCTCGCGCGAGCGCATCGCCGACAAGCAGGCCATGGCCAGCGTGATCGGCAACGCCGAAAGGGCGCATTCGGCATCCGCCGACAAATTGGCGGGACTCGATTACGCCGCCACCGAGCATCGCCTCAACTTATTCCAAGATCAGCAGCTCGCCCAGGTCGAGGCCGCCAACGAACTCAGCCAGGCCGAGGCCGAGCGCGCCCACGAACTCGAACTACAGCAACAGGACCATCAGCACGACCAGCAGCAACTGGACCAGCAGCAGCAATTCCAGCAGCAGCAACCACCGCCGGCCGGGCCGGAGACACAGCCATGAAACTTCTGACCGCTCTCTTTTTCTCTCTGGCGTTTCTGGCCAGCGCGCAAACGTCCAATTATTCCGCCACGACCGGCGACGTGTCACTCTCGGCGGCGGCAACCGCTTTCACCATTCAGCAGCCGGCCAGCAACGCGCGCCAGGTCCAACTGCAGAGCGCCCTCGTGTTCTGTTCCGTAAGCTGCAACGTAACGCAGTCGCAGGACGGCACGGCGGCCACGTCCACCGCCGGCACGGCCAATCCCCTGCTGCCCACCACGCGGCCGGCCACGGCCACGGTATGGACGGCTTCGAACGTGGGGGCGGGAACCGCGGCCGGAGGCATTCTGCACCTGGCGGCGGCGCAGTGGGTGGTGATCGATCTGTCGCAGATCTCGCTCGGCACCGGCGGCACGGGAACGAACTACACCGTTGCGATTTCGAGCATCACGGGTACGGCCAACATCACCCTGTTCTGGAGCGAGAGGTAAGCCCATGCAGAAACTGGCGCTATTTCTTCTCTTGCCGGCGCTGGCGCTGGCGCAGGCGCCCAAGCCGGGCGGGGGCGGAGGCGGCGCGGGGCAGGGAATAGTGGTGGAGCAGGACGGCACAGCAGTCGGCTCCACAGCAACTCTGAATTTCAGCACCGGGTTCGGCATGACCTTGACGCCCAGCCTCTTGGGTGGCATCCTCACCGAACAGATCAACGTCAACACGGCGATTGTGCCGAGTTTAGCCAATCTACAGAGCGGCGTGCCGGTGACGTACATATCAGCCAGCGACAGCAGTAGCACCTATACGGCCTGCGCCACGCCGGTTTTGACGGCTTACACCACAGGCATGACGTTTGGGTGGAAACCTGACGTAAACGGCACAGGGGGCGCGACGACTTTGAATCTCTGCTCTCTGGGGGCGAAGTCCGTCACCCTGTGGGATGGGTCTACCAATCCCGGCCCGATCGACATCGTGGCGGGGCGCCTGCTGCCCATGTGGTACGACGGCACGGTGGCCCGCATCCAGGGACCAGTCGCCAGCCAGTTCGTCGCGCTGGGCGGAAACAACGTATTCACGGCCTCCAACGATTTCTCGGGCGCGACCCACACGCTGCCCGCCAAGAGCGGGACGATTGCCAACCTACCCGGTACGTGCTCTGTGGGCGAAGTTTATTTCGCCACCAACGCGACGGCCGGCCAGAATCTGTACTTTGCGACTTCGGCCAGCCCTTGCACCTGGACACAGCAGCTTTATAACGCGGGCGCAGTGGCCCCGATGCACGTGATTTCGTTCTCAATTGGCTCAGGGTCGGTAGGCTCACCCCCCATCGTGACCGGACCGTTGAATGTCTTTCCATCAGCCGTCTATTCCTGCACGATCCTGGGGAGCGCGACGATTTCGGCCAACGGCAGCGGATCGATCACCGTGGACATCTGGAAAACAAACGCGGCCATTCCGACGAGCGGCAACAAGATTTCCGCCAGCGCTCCAGTCACCCTGTCGAGTGCGCAATTGAATCAATCTTCGAGCACGTCCACCTGGAGCACGGCCGCTGTATCGACCGGAGACGTCTTCGGCGCCAGCGTGGCCACCGTGGATGGCGTACTTACGTACGCACTGGTGCAAGTCTGGTGCCAATAGGAGACGCGATGAAGCGACTGATTCTACTGTGGGTGTGGGCGACCTGTGCCTTTGCGGCGCTTCCCTCTGGAATCGTCTGGGAAGTCCGGCAGACTGGGAACAATTCGAACGGTGGGGGCTTTCTGGCGGGAGCGGCCGGGACGGACTACAGCCAGTTTGATGCGGCGCATGTAACCGACTCGACGCTGGCATCGACCAACGGCACTACGTCTCCCTGCATCATCTCCGACTCGGCGCATAACTTCGTCGCGGCGGACGTGGGAAACATCATCCAGGTCACGGCGGGCACAAGCTGGCTCACCGGCTTCTACCAGATAGTTTCTGTGGCTTCTAATAACGCCACACTGGACCGCGCGTGCGGCTCGGCCGCCTCTTTGTCGGCTGGTACCTGGGCCGAAGGCGGCGCACTGGCGTCACCGGCCACCGTGCTCGTGGCCGGCGGCCCACAGACGACCAACTCCAAGCTCTTCCTGAAGTATTCCTCTACGCCATATTCGATCACGACGAATCTCGCGGTCACCGCGGGGCAGACTCCCAGTTATTCGACCTACGGTTTCATGGTGATCGGATACAACTCCTCGCGGACGGACGGCTACGCAGTTGGGTACGCCAACCGGCCCACGGTCCAGATCACGAGCGGAAATTCCGGCGTGAGCATGATCTCCAGCGCGGTCAGCGGCACCTATGTCTACAATCTGATCCTGAACTGCAACTCGCAGTCCACCTCCATCGGGGCCAGCCTCACCGGCAACTATACCAGTGTCTACAACACTTTAGTCGAGGGCTGCGACACGGGGGGTATCAAGACAAACGGCCAGGTGCTGTCGAGTGAAATCACGGGACTGACGACCAATGCGACCTACGGCATCCAGGGAACCGGCATTTATACGCGCAATTTGATCCACGACAGTGCCGGTGCGTCGGGATTCGGCGCTATCCAGGGTAATGGGCAGGGCGGAACGTTCGCGCATAATCTGATTTACAACTTGACGAGCGCCACGAGCTGCGCGACCTGCGACGGAATCCAGTTTGAGTTTATCGCCGCGATTGTCGGAAACACCGTCTACAACGTCTCGCGGGACGGCATGCGTGAGTCCAGCGGCACCTACCCCATGAACACCGTCTACGACAATCTGGTGGTGGCGGCGGCGGGCAACGGGTTCACGGTGTACTCCGGCAACGGCTTCAAGTCCCCCTTTCTGGATGGCAACTGTTTCTATGGCAACGGCGCCAACACGGCCAGCGACACACTGGCGACTGGGGTGAACGGCAGCACGTTCGGTCCTTACGGCTACCAATGGAACGTGGTGGATGGTGCTAATAACCTGAATGGCACGTCATCCAAGGACTTCCGCCTGAAGGCCGCGTCTGCCTGCGCGCGCGCCGCGCAGCCGGGCGTGATGCCGGAGGGGGTGGTCTCGGGCGTGATGCCGTTTGGTGCGTTCGGCGGTATCGCCGCGCAGGCCAATGGAGCCTCGGCACAATAAACATGCGACGGATGCTTGTTTCCCTGGCGCTTCTGGCCAGCGCTTGTTGCGCGGCCCAGTCAGTTGCCCTGAACGGCAGCTTCACGGGTACGTACACGATCCCAAACGCAGCGCCCTACAACAGCCTGGGCTCGTTTTATTACGATTTCCGTATTCATGGCTGGACCTATCCGGCGACCGGATGCGATAAGAGCCCACTCTTTCAGGGGGTCCGAAACAACTCCCTCGGATTCATGTCCGTTACGGTTTGCACCTATGGGGGCAGGGTGATCGTGCTTTACACCTCAGACACGGTGACCGGCGGCGTCCCTCCCTCTGTGAACGCGCCGCACCTCTCGATCACTGCTGTCTCGGCCACCAATCCAGCAGTGTTGACGTTGGCTTCCACACCCTTTATCGCCTCCATGGCGGTCGGCGCGAGCATAACCTTCACGGGCATCACCAGCACGGGCTGCACTGGGCTGAATGACACGAGTCAGACGATTTCCGCTGTGTCGGGCAATACGATCACCATACCGTGGGACGCGACCAGCTGCAGCTACAGCGGCACGGCGGGTCTGGCCTGCGCCGAAGACATGCTGGTGCGGGTCCACCGCGATTTGGTGCTGCAGGAGTGGATCCTGGAAGCGTGGGACGTGGGCGGCCAGGGCTACACCAGCTCCACCAACACGATCACCTTACAGGGCACGATTGCGCTACCGTACACCTCCGCGATCGGCGACGCCACGGCGGCCACGGTGGACCTGGCGTATCTCCGCTGGTATTCCGGCACCATCCCCATGGGCGCGCCGCCGCCCTCCGGAGCGAGCGGCGGCAACTTGGCGGATTGGGAGTTTGAGGGAAACGGCACCGACAGTTCGAGCAACGGCCTCAACATCACCTTCGGCTCTGGTGCGAGTTACGCGACGAGTCCGGCTTATGCGCCCGCGTGCAACGCAGGCCCGTCACAATCGTTTCGCGCCGGATTTCCCGCGACGCTGAACGGAAGCCAGTCCTTCGCGCTCGATGGTGGCGGAACACTGACCTACGCCTGGACCGAGACGCAGGCGGTCGTGAGCACGTACGATCCCGGCGACGGGCAGAGCTTTGCGCAGACCTTTCCGCTACAATCCATCACGTGGAGCAGCCAGACCGCGGTGAATCCGACTATCACCGGGGTATGGACGTTTGGCCCGATGAATTTCGGGCTCACCGTGACGCAGGGGAACGGCCAGTCGTCGTCTTGCTCAGTCCATCACGGCGTGGTGTTTACAGACAGTAATCGGGCCACCGTGGCGGCCACCGGCAATCCGGCCCTAAATAGCGCCATCGCCACGCTGATTGGTTCGGAGATCCAGTTTGGTTTTCACCCCTGGCCTTACTACGATCAGGCGGCGGTGTGGGACGCCGCTTATCAGGCATCCCAGTTGGACGTCGCGTACGCGAATTATTGGGACACCCCGCTGCAGGGCACGATCAGCGTGACCGCGGGCAGCAATATTCTCACCGGGAGCGGAACCAACTTCCTGACGACGTTCTGCAATTCCGGCGGCGCGTCGCTGGGCTATTCGATCATCGTCTGGTATCCGACCGGACGCACGATCAACGGCACAGCGGAAACCGGGCGCCGCGCGATGACGGTGGGCAGTTGCCAGGGCAACAGCCAGATCACCATGGGCGCGGTGTGGGGCACGGATGCACCCGCCGGCACGGGGCTGCAATACGCTACCACCAACTCGCCCGGCAGCGCGTGGCCATACAGCGCAGCGCCGGCCAATTACTACGACAACGTGCAGGCGTATTACGAGCTGTACTTCCGGAGCGGCATCGACACCTATCTGGCGGCTGCCCGGAAGTTTGCGGATCGTTTCTGGACATGCACCGAAATAGACCGGGGGATGGCGTATGCCGCCGGCGACTTTTTCCAGGGCCCGTTTCGCTCACAGTCTGCCTCGGGGTTAGTGCTCCGCGCGCTCGACACCGGCGACGGACATCCCGATATGTGGGCTGGGCTGCACCTGATCTGGAGCTTCGCGGGCAACTACCTGGTGAACATTTACCCCGGCTGGGCGCAGCAAATGTGGACCCCCAAGACGACTTTTGGCGGTCCGCGGGAATGGGGCTACCCCCTCGCAATGCTGGGGTACTGCGCCTTGTTCGACACGAGCCCCACCGAACAGGCCTGGTGCCGCGCCAGCATCAAGACTACTTTTTTGCCGACGACCGCCGGGTTGTGGGCGCAGACCTTCGACAGCGTGGAGCAGGCCTGGCTGGGCTGGAATTCGGAGAAGTCCACCTTTGACGGCTCGTGCCCCTACGAGTGGTGCGGAGCCGATCCGAGTTGGGCTGGATCCACGGTCGGGCTGACGAACGGATCGACAGCGGTGGCCTGTACGGGGACCAATTGCGGCTGGATCGCGTCGGATTTCAACAAATACAATACCTCCGGCGCATCCTGCTCAAGCGGCTCGACTTGCGGCTATGTGCCTGTGCTGTTCACGGATGGGGCAGCGTTCCCTTGGGACAGTTCGCACACCGATGCAGATGCGTATTGCTACCCCAACGGCTGCACTTTCATAGATTCGAACCACTTTACGCTCGACCGACCATACGACGGAGTTTCGGGTACGCACGGCTGGGTCATGGGTGTATCGGGCGGCTCGCTGGGCAGCGACTACAGGGGCATGGTCGGATGGGGGCAGGATTCCTTTATGGAGGGCATCCTGGCGTGGGGTTTCTATGTCGCGGGCGAAGCCATGGCCTGCAGCAGCAGCGGGCCCCCCAACTGCGACAACCCGACTGCGGCCCAGGCTTACGCGGACGCCGTGCTGGCCGGCACGTGGCTGACCACCTATGGCAGTCTGCCATCGTCGTACGCGATCTCGTATTATGGCGGATTCCCTTCGTGCGGCAATCCGGTGAGCGCCACCAACACATGGTGCACGGCCGGCTACAGCAGCGTCCAGTCGCGTGAGATCGGCGGGGATTCGTACCGTGGGCTGCTGGACGCCTACATGGTCTCTCCCAGCACGCCACTCGAAACCAACATCGACGACTGGTACGCCGGCATGTGGGGCAAGCCTGGAACCAACCCAGTGGTTGCTTCGCCGGATGGCCTCTACGACAACAACTTTGATGGCTCCGGGTGTAGCGGCTGCGGCAGCTATCTGGAGGCCGGTTCCAGCGGGGACAAGTTTTTCGGACAGCATTTCGGGATCTCGGACCAGGCGACCTGGCCGGTGGCCCGCGCCGGCGGCGCTCTTGCGCAAGTGACGGTCTACGTGGGCGTGCGCATGGCGGACGTGCCGAATGCCACGCAGCTTCAGGTCACGTACACTGAGCCGAGCGGCGCAGTGTCGGTCCCTGTAGTGTGTGCCGCTTCGCCCTGTCAGGTCACGGTGAGCAAGGTGGCGAATCAGCTACAGGTCGCTTATCTCTCCAGTGGCAACGCGGTCTTGGCCAGCGGCCAGAAGTTTGCGCTGCAGGTCGGGCAGTAAACCGCTTCACCACTTAACAGCTTTTTTTCAAACCAACCCCTCACGGCCGGGGTCGAAGACCGCGCATTCACAAAGGAACCAACTTTGATTACAGTAGCCTCCACCACCGAGAGCCCGGAACAGATTAAAGCCGACCTGGTATCGGCCGGCTTTAAGGTCAACGATGAGACCACCGATGTCACGGGCAAAACGGTGGAAGCCACACCCGCCACACCCCCCACGCCCGCGGCAGAAACGGCGACCACGGTCGCTACCGACCCCGCCGCAGGCCAAACCGCCGCCGAATTGGAAACGGCAACCAACCACGAGCCGGAAACCACGGAAGCACCCGCCGGTACACCGGATAAGACGAACAAGAAATTACTGAAGCGCATCGACAAGACCACCGCCAAATGGCGTACGGAACAGTCGCGGCGAGAGCAGCTCGAAGCGGAAAACGCGGAACTGCGGCGCAAGCTGGCCGGAGGCGGCGAGGGTGTACAAGCGCCCAAACCGCCGGTAGAGCCAGCCGCGCCCGAAACCGCGACTACTGCCGCCGAAGAGCCGGCCGCCGCTGCCGCGCCCGCCGCCCAAGAGCCGGCGCCGCCCAAACGGCCCCGCCAGGCCGACTACGCGGACTGGGACGAATACGAAGCCGCTTTGGACAAACACGAACAGGATCTTATCCAGTATCACCGGACGCTGGCGCAAGCCGAGACGCGCAAGCAGCAGGAAGCCGAGCAGGCTAACAAACAGGCGCAGCAGGCCAACGAACAGTGGGCGACCATCGCCACCGAAGGCCAGAAGCGCTATGCCGACTGGGACGCGGTAAAGCCCCAGGCCGGCAGCGAGAACGATGTCCAGTTCCAGGCGGAACTGGGCGCGTTGATCCAGGTATCGAAGATCGCTCCCGACATTCTCTACCACCTGGCCAAGAATCCCGCCGATGCACGCTATATCGCGGGATTGCCGGTGCCGGTGGCCGCGCGGGAGCTGGGACGCCTGGAAGCCTATCTCGAACAGAACACGGCCGCACCCTCCAGGGGCGCCGCGCCCGCTCGTTCCGCCGCCGCGCCGGCAACCCCGGCGACCGCTCGTGAAACCATCACACCCAAGTCCACTCCCATTAGTCCCGTGAACACGGGAACCGCCAGCCTGGGGGCCAGCGATCCGGGGCAACTGACGCCCCGTGAGTACCGCCGGCGCCGTATGGCGGGCGAGATCCACTAACCGACTAAGGGGAGCAGGGGCTCGCAATCGCATGCCTCCGCGTCAGGAGGAGTACTGCTACCGGCAGTACAGAAAAAGGAGACGAGTTCTATTTGAGAGCTTCAGTGGTGGCTGCATAATGAATCTGGTCACCAATGAAGAAGAAGGCTTGCACCAAATGCAAGGTCGAGAAACCGCTCGACGACTTCGTTCCGCACAAGCAATGTCGGAACGGCCGCGCTGGAGTATGCAAGGCATGCCAACGCGAGTACTTCTCGAAATGGGCCAAAAAGCATCCCGGCCCGGTTCATGTTAAACCGGCGCCGACCCACAAAGTCTGCGCTAAGTGCGGTCTCGACCAGCCGATCAAGGAATATGTGCGGGACAAGAATCGCACGAACGGGCGATACCCGACGTGCAGAACTTGCCGCATCGCTTATTACGAAGAAAACCGGGGGCGGCTCTGCCAGCAGATGGCAGCTTATCGGGAAGCCAACGCCGCGAGCGTGCTTTCGGACAAACAACGATATGCCAGAAAGCGCTTTTTCTACAAGCGGGCCAGTAACCTGCTCATCCGGGCGCGTAACGACGGCGCCACGCTGCTTCCCCAATGCGCAGACCTTACGACGGCCCTGTCGCGGCTCTGGAAACGCCAGCGTGGTATCTGTCCTGTTACGGGCAGGCGCCTCAACCGGGACAATGCGCAACTCGATCACATTGTGCCGCTCAAACGCGGCGGAAGAGATGAGATCGAAAACCTGCGCTGGGTTCACCGGGACGTGAACTACGCCAAGCGCGACCTGCTCGACCAGAATTTCTTTCGGCTTTGCATCGACGTAGTACAGCACCTAAACCTGATCTAAGAGTCAGGCCTCTTCAGCCCCCACTAAAGCTCTCGAATCAGCACTCGTTCGTAATTAGTGCCATTACCCAACTCGTTGCTCACGATTAGCATGGTGACCAATGAAGCCCTGCTAGTCCTCACCAACAACCTGGTTTTTGCCAGGAACGTCAATCGCAAGTACGACAACTATTTCGGACAATCGGGCGCCAAAATCGGCGCCCAAGTTTCCGTCCGGAAACCGCCCCGTTACGTGGGTCGCCGCGGCCAAGGTCTCAAGGTCGAAGGCATCGTCGAGTCCGCCGTGACTGTGACGCTCTCCACGCAGTACGGCTGCGACATCGAAGTCTCGACCGCCGACATGCTGTTGTCGATCGACGAATTCAGCGACCGCATCCTGCACCCGCAGGTAGCGACGGTCGCCAACATGATCGATTTCGACGGCACCGGCCTGTATAACACCATTCCGGATTTCGTCGGCACGCCGGGCACGGTTCCCGGCGCGAGCGCCGGCACCGCCGCTCTCGTGTTCCTGAATGCCGGCGTGGCTCTGGATAACAACGCCGCTCCCAATGACGGGCTGCGGCGGGCTTATGTGACGCCGCAGATGCAGGCGTACCTGGTCAACGATCTGAAGGGCCTTTTCCAAAGCGCCACCAAGATCAAGGAGCAGTACGAAAAGGGCGAGATGGGTACGGCCTTCGGGCTGGACTTCAGCATGGACCAGAACATGCGGACCCATACCATCGGCACCTTCACCGGCACGCCGACCATGAACGCCACCGCCGGCCAGACCGGCTCCAGCCTGCTGACCACGGCCTGGACCTCGGGCGACACCTTGAATGTCGGCGACATCATCACCATCGACGGCGTGTACAAGATCAACCCGCAATCGCGCCAGGTGGTCAATCAGCTTCAACCGTTCGTGGTCACTGCTCCCATGGTGGCCGCCGCCGACACCACCGCGACGATTCAGATTTACCCGCCGATCGTGCCGCCGGTCAACGGCCTGTCCGTACAGGGGCAGACTGTTTCCGCCGCCCCGGGCGCCACTGCCGCCATCCACGTGTGGGGCGCAACCGCCACCGTAACCCCGCAGGGCCTGGTCTGCCACCGCGACGCTTTCACGTTCGCTTCGGCCGACCTCCCGCTGCCCAACGGCGTGCACGCTGCTTACCGCATTTCGGACGACGAGAGCGGGATCTCGATCCGCGCCATCCAGGCCTACGACATCCAGACCGACCAGATGCCGCTGCGCCTCGACGTTCTCGGCGGCTGGGCCACGCTCCGCAATGAGTTGGCCTGCAGGGCCGCCAGCTAGCTCGACGTTCCAGTCTTCGAGGGGCGCACGGGCGCCCCTTGCGGGCTGGGCTCAAAACCTTTTCAGGAGATTTTCAACCATGACAAAACGAATCGTTTCTCTCTTCGCTCTCGTCGCGCTGGCCGCCGTTCTCGCGTTTGGCCAGGGCGGCATCAACAAGACCACGCTTTCCAGCGCCGTGGACGCCAATCAGACTTCGCTCTACCTGGTCGCCGGCACGAGTCTTGTGCCGGGCATGATCGGCTACATCGATACGGAGGCCTTCCAGGTGGTCGCCGTGCTTCCGCCCAACACCACGGCCGCGGTAACCGTGCTTTCTATCCGCGGCTACAACGGCACGCAGCAGACCGCTCACGTGAAAGCCACGCCGGTATTTGTCGGCACCGCGACGGACTGGGCGAACCTGGGGGCGGTCCCCGGCTCCAGTTCCGCCATCAGCGCTACGGTAGCCTCCGGCACGACCATCACGGCCTCCGGCACGATGTTCCACGTCAGCGGCACGACCACCATTCAGACCATCAACCCGCCGCCTAATTTCTTCGGCGGGTGCATCACCCTCATTCCGGATTCGACGCCGACCTTGGGTACTTCCGGCAATATCAAGCTGGGTTCCACCGCGGTGGCGTATAAGGCACTCAGGGAATGCTACGACGCCAACACGGCGCTCTGGTATCCCAGCTACTAACCAGCCTTGTAAGTTGCGGTTTCTCCAACCGTGAGGGGCGGCCCCGCGCCGCCCCTGTTTTTCCCTGCCCAAAGACTTATGACCTACGCCTATCCCAAGTGGAAACACCACGCCTCCCTGCCTTCGCGCATGGTGAAGGACCCGGACGAAGAAGCGGCGCTGGGGCCGGAATGGACCGACCGCCGGCAGCAGCCCATGCACGCCGGGCCGGTAACGCGCTGCCCGCACTGCGAGCGCGTTGAAAAGCAAATTTTTGAAATGAAACAGAAATTCGATGCGAGCTGGGCCGAAACCATCAAGGACCAGGACTACCTCAATAGCGAGATCGCACGCCTGACGGCCGACAGTGCCGCGCTGCAGAAGCAACTGGCCGCCGCGAGCAAGCCCCCGCGCAATAAGCCGCCGAAAGCTGCCACCCCATGATCGTCCAGGACCTCATCTACGCCGCGCTGCGTTTGAACGGCGTGCTGTCCGGGCCCGGCCGCACGGCCAGCACCTACGACCTGGCGGATGGCCTGTGGGCGCTGAACAGTTTGCTCAACCGCTGGTTGAACGAACGCCTGATGGTCTACCAGGTGGCGCGGACGCTGGTCAACACCGTCGCCGGGCAGCCGGCTTACCAGATCGGCGTGGGCGCGCCCGACTGGAATCTGCCGTGGCCGCCGCGCATCGAGCGCGCCTCGATCGTGCTCCTAAGCGCCACGCCCGGGCCGCAGGAACTGCCCATGTATGTCATGGCCACCGTCGAGGAGTGGCAGGCGGTCCCGCTCAAAAACACGGCCTCGACTTTCCCGCTGTGGTGCTACTACGACCGGGCTTATCCCATCGGGATTTTCAACGTCTGGCCGGTGCCGCAGGAAAACGACCAGATCGCGCTCTACCTGTGGGAGCAGATCGCACAGTTTGCGGCCGTGACCAGCACCGTGGTATTGCCGCCGGGCTATCAGCGGGCGCTCGAATACGGCCTGGCGGTGGACCTCATGCCGCGCTATCCGGCCGAAGCCGTGGCCAATCCGCTGGTGATCCAGGAAGCGCGCGACGCCAAAGCGCAGATCAAGTCCATCAACGCCACGCCGCTCATCGCCGCCTGCGACGCGGGCGTACGCGCGCGGCGCGGCCTTTGGGACTGGCGCATAGGAGATTTCCGGTAATGGCTTTCACGGTGCAGAACATCGCCGACGAAGCGTTGCAGCTCATCGGCATTCTGGTGCCTGGCCGCGGCGCCAACCCCGCCGAATATCAGGCCGTGCTGGACGCGCTCAACCAGATAGTGGATGCTTTCTCGGCCGATGGCCTGACGATCTACCAGATGGTGCGCGAGGTCTTCGTCCTGACGGGGATGCCGAGCTACACCATCGGCGCCAGCGCCACTTTCAATACCACGCGCCCGGAGAAGATCCGCGCCGCAGCCGTGATTTCGACCAACGGCTCGATGCCGTGCCAGGTAGTCAGCGCGGAGAAGTTTTCGAGCATTATTGACCGCTCGGCGACCGGCGCTTTCGCGGATTTCGTGTGCTGCGATTATGACTTCCCTATTTCGACCATTTACCTGTGGCCGGCGCCGGCGTCGGGTTCGCTCGAGCTGTGGAGCTACAAGCCACTCACCGGGTTTGTGGCGCTGACGGATACGGTCAACTTCCCGCCGGGTTATCTGGAATGCCTGAAGTTCAACCTGGCGGTGGTGATTGCGCCCATGTTCCCGGGGGCGCGCCTGGCGCAGACCATTCCCGCCAAGGCACAGATGGCCAAAGCCAGCCTGGGCGCCCTGAACGCGGTGACCATCGGCAACCCCGCGCCGCCCATGACGCCGGTCCCGCTGCAGCAGCCGTTGACGGCCGTGGATATCGAAAAGGGAAAGGCGGTGGCGTGACATGACCATTACCGCCTCCCAACTCATCAGCGATGCCTTGCTGACTATCGGCTCCATCGCCTCGCAGGGCACGGCCGACGAAACGCCGGTCACCAGCGAAACCGGCGACGGACTCGTTTCGCTCAACAAATTAATCGACTCCTGGAGCGTGGTGGACGCGGACCTGATCCAGCTTGTCGAGACCGCGATCTCGATGGGCGGCGCCGGGCCTTACACCACGGCGCGGCCGGTGAAGATCAAAGCCGCGAGCTGCAAATCCGGCCAGATTTCGGCGCCGGTGGAGATCTGTTCGGCCGAAGAATGGTCGGAGATCGTGGACGCCTCGCGCGCCGGGCAGTTCTGCACCAAGCTGTTTTGCGATTACGCCTGGCCCAACTCCAATATCTCGGTCTGGCCGGCGGCCTCGGGCTCGACCTTGACCCTCTATGCCTTCATGCCGCTGACGCAGTTCACGGCCTTGAGCACTTCGCTCAACCTGCCGCCAGGGTATGCGCGGGCATTGACGCTCAACCTGGCGGTGGACCTGGCCGAGCAGTACGGGCGGCCTGTCACGCAGAGTCTGGTGGCCAGCGCGCAGCAGGCGCGGGCCGACCTGGTGGCGGTCAACGCGCGGATTCTGGGCGCGGGCCTGCCGCCGCGCCAGCCGCTGCCGCAGTCGCCGGCCGAAGGGCAGCAGGCCGCTTGAGCTTCTCCCATGAAAATCCCGTTCTTTGGCGCTTCCTATACCCTCGATTCGCTGAACGCGGAAGCCCAATCCACGATTAATCTCATTCCGGAGGTGATTGAAAGCCAGGCCGGGAAGGCCGTGGGCCGCATGCGCGGCACGCCCGGACTGAGCGTGTTCGCCACGCTGCCGGGCGGCCCGGTGCGCGGTCTGTGGTCGGGCGAGGGGATGCTGTTCGCCGCGGCCAAGGACGCCACCGGCCTCGGCGCCTGGTTCCAGATCTATAGCGATGGCACATGGGATTTTCGCGGCAACATCGCCGACGACGGCAAACCGGTACTCATTTTTCCCAATGGCCAGCAGTTGATGGTGGTCTCGGCGGGAAATGTCTACTTCGATAACGGCGGACCGCCGCCGAGCGCCGGCCCGGGCATCGTCGAGATCTCGCCCGTAGTCTGCAATTACACCGATCTGGCGATTCCGGCCGGCAACAACATGCAGGTTTCGAGCGCGGCGCTACCCTTCACGCCGGAACACAACCTGGCGACGCTGGTCATCACCGGGGGCACGGGATTCACCGCCGGGAGCTACACCATCCTGTCGGTCGATGGCGACGGCAATGCCACGCTGAATAACTCGCCGGGCACGCCCGGGTCGACCAACGGCGCGGGCAACCAGACCGTCACGGGCGCGATCGGCGGCACGGGGGCGTCGCTCGACACCTACGGCATCGCCGCACCGGCCCATAGCCGCAAGGTCTACATCTCGGCGCTGAACAACTTCGGTAGCTGGCAGACCATCGACGAAAACGACAAAGAGGGCTATCCGGACAATATCCTGGCCATGCTGGCGGATCACGAGGAGCTGTACCTGTTCGGCGATCTGGAATCGACCGAGATCTGGCAGGACACGGGCGCGGCGAATTTCCCGTTTCAGCGCATGCAGGGCGGCCTCATGCACTTCGGCCTGGCGGCGCAGTACACGCCGGTGCGGCTGGGCATGAACGGCGTGGCGTGGCTGGCGTGGAGCGCCAACCGCGGCGGGGTGCAGGCGGTCTACGCGCAGGGCTTCGTGCCGCAGCGCGTCTCGACGCACGCCATCGAGCAGGTCTGGCGCGGTTACTCCCGTCTGGACGACGCCATCGCCTATTCCTACATGGAGGACGGGCACGACTTCTGGGTGATTCACTTCCCGAGCGGGGATGCGACCTGGGTCTACGACTACACCGCCAGCCAACAGACGGGAATGCCTATGTGGCATCAGCGGGGCTACTGGGACGGCGCCACACTCGACGGCAACGGGCAGCCGGTACTGCACCGGCAGTTGCAAATGTGCCACACCTATGGCTACCTTTCCGACAGCCACAGCGGCAGCCCGACTTACATCGCGCCCGAGCACTACGTCGGCGACTACACCAGCGGGAACGTATATCTCCAGTCACTGACGAACTGGACCGACAACGGCAAGCCCATCGTGCGCCAGCGGGCCTGCCCGCACCAGTCGCAGGAAAACCTGCGCACGTTCTACTCCAGGTTCCAGTTGGATGCGGAAGTGGGCAACCAGGACATCGCCGTCACTTTCGACTACTCGCGCGACTTCGGGCACACTTTCATCAACGCCATCACGCTCACCGCGCCGGCGACGGGCGGGTATATCCAGCGGCTGATCTGGCGGCGCCTGGGCAACGCGCGCGACCTGGTGCCGCGCATCACCATCACCAGCGCGGCCAAGATCGCCCTGGTCAATGCTTTCATGGACGCCATCCAGGGGGCAAGTTAAGTGGCCAAGGGCACTGCCGCCAATCCGGGCGTTCCGTTCCGCACCAAGATGTTCGACGAGAACGGCAACCTGACGAAGCCGTGGATTACGTTCTTTCAGAACACGGGCAACGGCCAGGCCGCCAGCTCGTCGAGTGCCGGCGGCGCGCTGGCGCTGGTCTTCACCGGCGCCAACGGAGTGGTGGGGACGCCGTTCGCGGGATTGCTGAAAGCCAGCGGCGGCGCCGAGCCCTACACCTATTCGTTGTCTTCGGGCACCCTGCCGGCGGGGCTGGCGCTCGATCCGGCTACCGGCGCAATCACGGGCACGCCCACGGCGGTAGGCGCTTCGACGTTCACCGCGCAAGTGACGGACAGCACCAGCACGACGGCGACCGAGGGCTGCAGCATCACGATTTCGGCGGCGACGACTGGCAGCTCGAGCGGCACGCCGGGCACGGTGAGCGACGTAGCACTCTCCGAGGCCGGGCCGCGCGTGCTCTATCCGGACGCCAGCACACACACGCTATTGCAGATGGCGCCGACCATCACCGGGGGAACGGGACTCCAGTACTTAGCCATTTACCTGAGCTTCGACAGTGGCAGCACGTGGGCGCGGCAAGGATATTGGCCGTATAGACTGGGCACGGACACTTTCCTGGATCTGGATTACCTGATCCGCACCAAAGCCGAGTGCGGCGGTCTGACGGCCGACAATCTGCAGCTCTATGTGCTGGAGGGCGAGATCGGCGGCGGCCCCAATCTCATGCCGGCGGCGGACCTGCCGGTGGGGGGAGTGTTCAGCAACAAGCTCACGGTGCTGCTGGCCTCGCCGCTGGCGACCGGCCCCACGGCGACATTGACCAATGCGCAGGGCGAGACAGCCACCCCATCGAATATCTACATGGGGTTCAACTCGGCGAACAACCCTTACTGCTCACTAGTAATTACCCTGACGCCGGGCTCGGCACTCGACCCCAATACCTGGTTTTATGAACTGACCTGCGAGGCGGTGGATGCGGATGGCAATCCGGGCAGCCCGGGGGGAGTGGACCACGCGCCCGGGGAAATCGAAGTCAACGAGTTTCCCAACGACGGCAAAACGCGAAGCTACACCTTGCTGTGCAACTATCCGGCGCCGGGTTCGCCTTACACCTACCTGCGGCTGAAGTTCTACGGCATCAACCGCGACAACACAGCCGTGCCGGCATTCACGGCAAGCGACGGCACGGCGACTCTGCTCACAACCTGCTGGGGCGGCGCCAGCTCCGCCACCATCGATGAGATCGTGCCGCCGGCGGTTTCGATTACGGCGGGGGATGCTTCGGCGCTGGACCCGAGCGACCCAAAATACGCCGCGCGGTATGCCTCGAGCGATGGCCAGCGCTCCACCATGACCAAGGTCTGGTATCAGCCGGCCATCGAGGGAGACATTTACCCCTGCACTGTGGCCGTGTTTTGGAACGACGGCACGGGCTCGGGCTGGCACTTCGACCAGACCGTCACGGTAACGGGCGCGGATCAGTGGTTTTATAAATCGGGCGACGCCTGGGTGCCGGATGCCAGCCAGACGTGGCAGATCGCGGCGCTGGCGACAGGGGGCTATAACGCCAGCTACAACGCGGGCGACACGCTGCCCATCGGTAGCTGCGCGCCGGCGTCGTTCGTGCTGGCGGGGCTGAGCCTGCCGGCGGCGGATTTGATCACGTCGCTCACGATTTCGCCTCCGTTTGCCGGCGACAGTCCGGACTTCCCGTACAACGCCATCGATCCCACTTCCGGCTACCAGGTTTTCTGGTTCGACCAGCTCAGCTTCGACGATACGCCGGCGTTGGCCGACCCGAACGCTTTTTTCACCGGCCTCACGATCCAGGGCTTAGACGCCAGCGGCAACCCGTGCGCGCCGGAGGCGATGGTGGATTCGCGCCTGGTCAGCGGCAAGGTCGAAAACATCGGGCCGGTCAAGGGCGGCTACGGACTCCACGGCGGCCCCGACCGGACGGCCAGCCCGGCTAAAGTCCGCTTTCGTTTATGGATCGGCAACCGCGCCGCGCCGGTGGACAATGCCTGGAACGATCCGGCTTACCACACCCAACAGATGGCGATCGGCGGCGGCCTGGGGTACGTGGACGTGCTGGTGGCCACCGGCGGCCAACTGCCGGGCCCGGGAATCCCAGCCACGCAGATCGACCCGACTACGCTCGGCTCGGGCGTGAACAAGAACCCGACCACCGGTAACCTCCAGCTCAATTACAGCCCCACCGGCCCCTTGGGCGACGACGGCACGGGGGCGGTGACGCTGTTTCTCTCGGCGCCGCTGTCGGTCGTGGACAAGACGGTCATGCTCACCGAAGCGGCGGCGGCGGCTTTGATGCTGTCGGCGCAGGCGGACGGGCATGCGATTCTGGCCAATCAGGCGGTGGCGGCCAATAACATGGCGGCGGCGGCCATCACCTACGGCAATGCCGCGTTGGGCGCGCTGGCGGTGGTCGACGCCAATATGTACAGCGTGGCCATGAACAAGGTCACGTATGGGACGTCGATCTTTGCCGGGCCGGTGGTCTTGTGCCGCGGCAACAACTACCCGCTGATCTATCTCAACTACGATTCGATCACGCTGTTCAGTAAGTGCACGGCCTCGGGCACGGCGGGCGCGGCGGGGTCGAGCGCCCCCAGTTACAGCGCGGCGGGGCTGACCACCGCGCCCTACCTGGTGCTGGCGGCCGGCAGCCTGGGCCTGTTCTCGGGCGGCAATCCGGCGGCCACGCTCACGGCGGCGGCGCTGACGTTCTGGTCGGTCAACGGCAACACCGGGCAGCCTTACGCGCAGATGGGCTACGGCGGTTTCATTATCTACGCGGGCCTGTTTACCTCGACCTTCGGGGCGTCGTATGCGCAGTTGTCGGTGGCGGGCGGCCCCAGCATGACGCTGTTTCCCACCAGCCTGACCTTGCAGGCCGGCAGCAGCCAGATGTCGCTCTATGCGACGGGGCTGATCTTTCAGAGCGGGGCGTACGTTCTCAATATCACCAACAACGGAACCAACCAGTTCATCCAGCTCTGGACTTCGGCGACCGTGACAGCGGGGGTAGTGACGGGGGATACGACCAAGCCGTACCTGGTGTTCGGCAGCATCTTGGGCACTCCCACTCTCACTATGGCGGCGGGCAGCTACTCGCTTACGCTCAGCCCGTATGCGCTGCAGTTAGCCACGACGGCGGGGACGATCCAGTTGAATTATGTGGACACCATCCGCGGGGGCAACTCCGCGCTGGGGATCAATGGGGGTTTGAGCGTAGACACGCTCTACGTGCGGGCGGCCTACGCGAAGACGCTAGGCGGCGCTTACGCGCCGGGAGTCACTGGGCTCACCCCGTCCTTTAGCGACGGCACCAACATAATAGCGCTTGGATTCGCACAGGGACTCTATATCGGCTATTCGGTCGTCGGCTAGAAAAAAATCCTTTATGAAAAATCTTAATCTGACTTTCCCCCAACGGGTGGCTATTATGAACTACCTCTCGCCGATCGACGCTCCGCTGGGCGAGTTGCGAGCGCTCGGCAGGGTGCTCGATGCCGTCCGCTTCACCGATCACGAGCAGCAGGAGTTGAAGTTGAGCCCGCCTAATGCCGAAGGCAAACAGGCCGTTACGGCGCCGCGGCCTTCTTTCGGCGAACTGTGCGCGCAGATCGAAGACGCCGACGCCGCGGTGTGGGTAGCAGAGATTGAAGGGCGGCCCAAGCAGAGCATGGCCAATCTGGCTTGGATCGATCACGTTCTACCGCAACTCAAGGCCACCAGCGCGACCCCAAAGAAAGGCGGCAAGTAAGTGGCGCTATCGTTGTTTTCGGTCTCGGTGCAGGTCCCGGGCGAGCCCGTCAGTGTAGCCAAGAACGTGCTGGCGGCCGACACCAGCGGCCAGACCGCCATGCAGATAGCGGTGGCGGCGGCGATCGCGGCGGCGGGCGAGGGCGCGGTGCTGCAGAACGCCAGCGAAGTGGGCGGCAGGCCCATCGACCTGAGCGTTTCGACAGGCACGGCGACGGACCCGAAAGTAGTGTATAGCGTGCAGTTCCGCCCCGGCTCGGGGCCGAACGGCAGCACGCCGAATCCGGTCATGGTGTACGTCAACCCGGCGGCGGCGACATCCCCCGAGACGCTGGCGCTGACGACGGCCGCGCAGACCGGGGCGACGCCCACTTTCGTCACGCTGATGGGCAACGTCGATATCGACGCCACCGGCGCCCAAGCCGCGGTGAACGTGACGTTGAGCAAGTTCGCGTTTAGATCCTTGTTCACGCTGGCCGAACAGATTGCCATCGACAACCACGCCAGCAATACGGCGCTGACGGCGGACCAGCAGGCCACTGTCACTACGCTGCTGGTGAATTTCTCGATCGCGGATACGATTACACTGACCGATCCCATGACGGTGATGGGCGTGAACTATATCGCCTCGCTGGGACTGATCACTAGCGACCGGGCGGCGGCGATTTTGGCCGATCAACCGGCGCCCACGAGCTAAATGTCAACGTCTGTATTCAGCACCCCCGGCACCTGGTACTGGACGTGTCCGTCCGATGGCAGCATCACGAGCGTGCAGATTGAGTGCTGGGGGCCGGGCGGAAATGCTAGCGGCGCGGTTTACTATTCCGGTTCGGGCGGCGGCGGCGGCGGTGGTGCTTACGCTAGGGTCAATTCATTCGCCGTAACGCCTGGGAACACTTACACGATCGTGGTGGGCGCTGCCAACAGCGTCACCAAGACCACGTTTAACGCCACTACCTGCGTGGCGGATTACGGCCTCGGGTATGGCGCCATTGTCAACGTGAATGGGCTGGCGGGCGGTCTCACGGCCAACAGCACGGGAGACGTAACCACCGCTGGCGGCGCAGGTCAAAACGGCAACACCTCGGCCGGTACCGGAGGCAATGGAGGCGCTAGTCCCAATGGTGGAGCAGGAGGCGCGGGGGGCGGCTATCCGGTCTCAAATGCCGGCAACGGCATTGCGCCCGGTGGCGGCGGTGGTGGCGCTGGATGGGGTGGCAGTTCCTGGAACAACGGGGGCAACGGCGCCCCCGGGCAAGTGACGCTCACCTATACCGTAATTCTCAGCGTCACTGTCTCAATCGCGGGTATCCAGATCTCGGGCGGCCAGGGCTCGGAAAGCGAAAGCGGCTCGGCCAACCCCGCGCCCGTAGGAGTGCAGGGCACGCTGCAGACGGGCGCGCCGGTGCCGCACGGCACGGGCAACGTGGCAATAGCGGGCATCCAGGCGGTGATGGCGATCGCCGTGATTGTCTTCCCCGGGTACGTGAACATCAGCGGCCAACAGGCGGCACTGGCGCTCGGCGCGCCGGCGCCGAAGGGGACCGCCATAGTCGCCCTCGCCGGAATCGCCCTCGCCGCGCGCGTTGGCACGCCGGCAGCGGCGGGCTTCCAGCGCGTGTATATGTGGCCCAAGTAACACACCGGCAAGTAACATACCGGCAAGTAACACACTGAGTTCCGTTGAACCAGGGAGCCCGGTTTCACTTTGCAGGGGGAGTGGGGCAGACGCCAGGTTGCTCCGAAGCTCTCTGGTTCCATCGCGCCTGAAGCATATGGCCCTCTTGCTCAAAAGAGGCCCGGACACATCGGCCACAGATAGAGGGATTGAGCTTGTTCCGGACAATCCGACGCATCTCGATGCGCCGGTCAGAGAGAAGGCCGCAGCGGGGACAGGACAGGTAGGTAGTACATAGCCCCTCGAAGCAACTGCGAGATGCCGTACTCACGCCCCCAATTCTAGCGCCCTCCGAAGGTTCAAAGGCCGAAAGATTCTATGTCACACGCAAAGCTCTTGTTTCATCCGCACATTGTAGTCGCGGCCGAGAGTGTAGCCCAAAAGCTACAGATCGAAATCGAACAGGCGGACCAGCTCCTGAGCCGGCCGGATACGCACGGACTGCTGGAACAGGCCATGGCCGAGGCTTTTCAGGACGCGATCTTCAAGGCCTTGCTCCAGATGCGCCGCGTGCCGCACGAGCGCGTGCCGGTGCGCGTGGACAGCGCGGTCGCGCTAACCGGCCTCGCTCTCAACTGCAGGGAAGGGAATTAAACAATGGCAGGCATTACCACCGCAATCTGCGACTCGTTCCGCAAGGAACTTTTCATGGGGCTGCATGTTTTTGCAGCCGCCGGCGGCCATACGTTCAAGATGGCGCTGCTGCGCGCGGGCGCGAGCATTGTCGGCACGTACGGCGCTGGAAGCACCAACTATTCCAACGTCACCGGCAACGCCGACGAGGCCACCGATAGCAGCGGCAACGCCCAGTACACCGCGGGTGGCTTCACCATGACGCCCAACGCCGATCCCGGCCTCGACACGGGCAACCATGTGGCTTACATCAGTTGGTCGACCAACCCCAGTTGGGGGCCGGCGGCGTCGATTATCGCCTCGGGGGCGCTGCTCTACAACACCAGCTCGTCGAACAAGGCGGCGGCGGTGTGGAGTTTCGCTGGGGACAAGACGTGTACGCTCGGAACTTTCACGATTACGTTGCCGGCGGCGGCGTACAACACCGCGCTGTTGCGCCTGGCGTAAACGTGACGTTTGAACGCACGTTCGACATGAAGCTGGTGCGCTGGGTGTTGACGCATCCCAGTGTCTGGCCCCACCTGGTGGACGACTTCCATCCGGCACAGCAAGACTTCGAGCCCTGCGACCATCCCGAGATCTGGTATGTGCTGGTGCGCGACGGCGAAGAGCTGCTGGGCATGTGGATGTTCGTGCCCGAAAACGGCGTCTGCTGGGAAGCGCACACGTGCCTCTTGCCCGGGCATGGCTACCGGCGCGCCCGCCAGGCGGCCCGCGAGTTGGCGCCATGGGTCTGGCAGCACACGCCCTGTAAGCGGCTGCTGGCCAAGATCCCGGCTTACAACTACTGGGCGCTGCGCTTCGCGCGCGACGTGGGGTTTCAGCAATTCGGCGTGAACGACAAAAGCTATCAAAAGCACGGCAAGATTTACGGCCAGGTATACCTGGGACTCAGCCGTCCGGAGGCAGTGTGATCGAGATCGTCAGTCCGTTTCCGGAGGAAGCATTGCCGGAGGCCTGGGAGTGGGCGCATGAATTTCCGGCCAGCAACTTCGACGATTATGGGCCGCGGAGCTTCGAGCAGTTCGAGGCCGAGATACTGAGCCGCAATGAGCGCGAGCAACGCACCTGGGGCGTAAAACATGACGGCCGCTGGTGCGGGCTGGTGGGGTTCTACTCCGGTAATCAGCGCACGGGCATGATGCGCGGCATATTATTCGCGCGCCATGTCCACGGCCAGGGGGTCGCGCGGCAAGCCGTGAGCCGGATTCTGAACGGCCTGTTCGACGACGGAATTGAAAAAATCGGCGCGGCATATTTTGCCGACAACTACCACGTCGACCGCTTTCTCAAGAACCTGGGTGGGGTGCAAGAAGGATATTTACGAGCGCAGACGATGCGCGCCGCGAGGCCGGTCGATATGCGCTTAGTCGCCATTTTCAAGGACGGTTTCAAATGCCAGTAGCAGCGGGAATCAGCGTCGGAGGAAGTCTCCTCGGGGGACTGTTCGGGTCGAAGGGAGCGAAAGCCGCGGGCCAGACGCTTTCGAACGCCGGCAAGGCGACGTCGACGGCCATGAACACGGCGACCAACGACGCCACCGCGGGCGTGGATGCAGCGACTACGAGCGGCCAGACGGGGATCGCCAACGCGACTAGCGGCGCGCAGGCGACCGTGGGTAATGCGGTTACCGGCGCTAACCAGGTCTTAGGCAGCACGCTCAACAACGAAACCGGCAATCTCAATCCCTACCTCGCGGCGGGTACACAGGGTCTCTCGCAGATGATGGCGGCCACGGCGCCGGGCGGCTCGCTCTCGACCACTTTCACCGCACCCACCGCGGCCGAGGTCGCGGCCACGCCCGGCAATCAGTTCATGATGCAGCAGGGCCAGCAGGCCCTGGAGCGATCGGCCGCGGCCAGCGGCAGCTCCCAAGGCATGGGGACGGACAAAGCGTTGCTGCAATACGCGCAAGGGATGGCGTCGACGCAGTATCAGAACGCCTACAACAATGCGCTGACTGCCTACAACACCAACCGCAACTCGACGCTGCAGAATCTCTCCACGCTCATGAACACGGGCGAGTTCGGCACCAACGCCTACAACCAGACCCAGCAAAACTACGGCAACACGGTTTCCTCCAACACCATGATGGGGGGCACCACGCAGGGCGGCTACCAGATGACCGGCGGCCTAAATTCGGCGCAACTGGGCCTACAGGGAGCCAGCACCGCCGGCGCGCAGGAACTGCAGGGGACGCAGGCGGCCAATAACTTCTACATGCAGGGAGCGGAAGGTCTGGCGGGTGGCCAGGCGGGCGCGGCCAACGCCTGGGGTACCGCCGTCAACGGCGCGGCGGGCGGTTTGGCGGGGTATATGAACCCGATGGGTATGAGCCCGGGCATGACTGGCACCAGCGGCATGAACTACCTTTCTCAGGTGCCTTACGCCAACTCGGGAACCTATGGGCTTGACCCGACGCTCATGGGTAGCGGCCCCATGGCGCCGCAGATGAGCACGATGATGACACCCATGTCTCCCTATGGCATCGGCCCGAGTACCGCGAGCGGTATGCCGAGCTGGATGTTGCCCAACAACGTGCAGTATCTGCCGGCCACCGCTTAAACCATCCCGACAAAGGAAAAGATTATGGCATCCCCCGGAGCAATCCCGTTCGGCGCAGTGGTCCAAGATCCCATGCGCCTCCAGGTCGAAGGCGCGTCGCTCGGCCAGATGATGCAGCAGCGGCAACTGCAGCAGCAGCAGATGCAGCTTATGCAGCAGCAGACGCAAGGCGAGCAGATCCAGAATGAGCAGGCGCAGATGAAAGTCATGCAGCAGAAGCTGCTGATGAAGGCGTATCAGGACACCACCGATGAGTTGGCTGCACGCGGTACAGCCGCTCCGGCCGCATCGCCCGCTGCCGCGCCTGCGGCTACGGCAGTAACGCCGCCAGCCACCGCTGCTCCAACGGGCCAGGGGTACCTGCCGGTGGGAGAAGGCTACATGCCCCTGGCTCCCTCTCTCTCTTCCGCCATGGGAGGGCCGCCGGATCTACCCGCCAACCCGCCGTCTACGCCGGCCGCCGCAGCTTCGGCCCCCGCGCCGCAGGCTGCCCCTCCTCCAGCAGCTTCCCCGCAGACCGCGCCGGATTTCCACGAAGGCCTGATCCGCAATCTCTACAAGAACGGTCTGGGGTTCATGGTGCCCGGCGTGGATAAACAGTTCTCGGATATGGCGATCGCACACGCCAAGGTTCTCTCCGATCAGGCCGCAGCTCACCAGAGTATGGCCGACCAGGCCACCGGCCTGCTGCAGGGCGCGGCATCGCTCCCCATCGAGGACCGCGACGCGCAATACCAACGCATACGGCCGCAACTGGCAGCCATCGAGCAGAGGATGGGAGCCGACACGAGCCAACTTCCGCAGCATTGGGACGCCACCACGGACGGCACTATCCAGTCTTTGATGGCCCAGGCGTACAAGGCCTCGGATTGGACTAATCACGTCCATCAGGCCGCGGAAACCGCGCGCCTGGCGCAGGAGGGAATCGTCAACAACGCACCCAAAGCCGCCGAATACCTGCAAAAGGAAATGGCTTCGATCAGTACCCCGCAGCAGTACACCGAACTCCGCAACCGCATTTCGACCTATGCCGCGGCCGAGCAGCGCGCCAACCCGAACGGAACGAGTTACTGGCAGACGGCGCTCGACGCTTATCCCGAGCAATGGAACACCGGACTGGCACAGCAGGCCACGTTGGCCTCGATGCCGGCACAGGACCGTGTTACCGCTCTTCAGAAACATCTGGAATTGACCACCCAGCGGTTGTCGGCGGCGGCAGGCCTCGGTCCGCAGTCGTATGCCACCGAACTGGCACAAACCGATCCCACCGAAGCGCCGCTGTTTCCAAAAACGGCCGGCGCCAGCAACATGAAGCAGATCCGCGATATCGGGCTGACGGCAGCCCAGGCCACTATGGCCGACTTCCGCGGACAAGAGATTGGGATCCAGGACCAGAAAATTCAGCTCATGCGGGACAGGCTGGACTTCATGGACGCCCATAACGCGCAGGCCCACAAAGACGTGCTCTCGGCCGCGCAGAACAAAGTCTGGGCCGACGTCTCCGCCGTGATGCAGGGTCAGGGCAAGACACCCGCGCCGGCCGATGCCATCGCCTACCTGCGGGATCCCCAGCGCTGGGCCGACAATCCGGACGTCGACAACAACCGCAGCGAGTTGATCGCGGCTTTCCAGAAGAGCAATGCGGCAGACCTGAGCGCGGCCGGAAGCGCGGCCCGTACCGCCAGAGCGCAAAGTGGGGGCGGATCTGCCCTAGCCAAGCTGCAATGGATGAAGGATCATCCCGGCCAGCCAATCCCGGCGGCACTTCCCCCGGCTTCCTCTGCCGCCGCGCCATCGACGCCACCGCCTACGGCCGCCCTAACCTCTCCTCCCGCCGGGCCACGCGCGCAACCTCCGGCCGCGCTGCCCCCGCCCACTGCCAGATCGCCCCTGCCGCAGCCCCTCCAGCCACCTACTGCGGGCCCGGGGCCGCCCGCTGCTTCGCCCGCGCAACAGGCGCCCCCGAACAAAGCGCCTCAGCAGAAAGTCCGCGTCACCATCGACGGCAAGCCCTGGGATTTCCCCAACCAGGCGGCCGTAGATCAATTCATCCAAGACCATCCCGAGTACCAGCGGAAATAGGAAACCTTGCCCATCCCTGACGATCTGGCGCAGTACGGCGCGACGCCGGCGAGCGATTCGCCTCCGCCCGCACCCGCTGCCCAGATCGATTTTTCTAAGTACGGAGCTGTCCCCGCGTCGAACGCCCCCGCCCAAGCTGCGCCCGCGCCCATCGACTTCGGTAAATACGGTGCTGTGCCAGCGTCCGGGGCCCCCGCAGCCCAGGCTGCGGCACCCATCGATTTCAGCAAATATGGCGCGACGCCGGCCAGCGCTGCTGCTCCGGCTTCCTCGCGCCAAGCGCGTCCTTCCGCGCAACACTCGCTCGCCCTCGATCTGGGCGACGAACTCTCCTCCTTCCCTCCGGTTTCCCGCCAACCCGCTCCTGGAAGAGCTGTCCCCGCGTCGAACGCCCCCGCCGAAGCTGCGCCCGCGCCCATCGACTTCGGTAAATACGGTGCTGTGCCAGCGTCCGGGGCCCCCGCAGCCCAGGCTGCGGCACCCATCGATTTCGGCAAATACGGCGCGACGCCGGCCAGCGCTGGCCCCTCAGCGCCTCCTTCTACACCGCAACTGCGGCCTTCCGCACAAGACTCGCTCGTTCCTGGTGGCCTCGACTGGGCTCGCGTCGGCCACGGCATGAATCCCGGGGCTTACCCGACCGCCCGCGACTACATCATGGACGCGCTCGACGATCCTAACCACCCGGAACACGCGCGGGCCATCCGAGAAATTCAGAACAACCCGCAGATCCCTAAACTGCTGGGCTTCCAGGTAACGCCATCTGCCGCGCGCCGGTACGGCATTGTGCCCACCGACGCCGCCGGCAATCCCCTTGCGTTCGCCAGCACGCCGCAGACACCCCCGCAGATCTCGCCCGACCAGCCAGCCGCCTTCGTCACCCTCAACCGTGTGGACCAGCAGGGCAACCGCGTGCCGATGGAAGCGACCCCGGGCTATCAGGCGGCGCAGAACTACGTGGAGAGCGCGACGCCGCTCAATGTAAGCCGACACCCGGGCGCCATCGGCCCCACTCAGGGTTCGCAGCGGGCGCAGGACTACCTCAACGGAGTGGCTGAAGCGGTGTACAAGCCAGACCCGAACGCTGTGGCGCGGAGCCTGGATTTCTTGGTTGGGCCGTTCGCCGTGTATCGGGGTGCCGCGCAAGAGGCTGCCCAACTGGCGACGCCCGAAAATGCCGCCATCGTACTGGCCACTGCGGGCATCGGCGAAATGGGTGTCGCCGGTCAGGCTATCCAGCGCGGCGTCATGGCGCTCTTCTCCGGAGACGCAGCTTACGGCGCGGCCAAACAAGGGGGTGCCGCATACCAGGCCTTTGCCGGTGGTGACTGGGATAGCGGATTCGAACACCTGGGGCTTGGAGGCACGCAAGCGTTACTGGGAGCGCTGGCCGCGCGGGCCGCGTTCCGCGGTGCGTGGGACGCTTACCGGACCTTCACCAAGGCCCAGCAGGCGGACACCGCGCTCGCCGGCGGCGGTGCCCAGCCCGCGCCGGGTGCCCCCCCCGAACCAGGCGCGCCGCCGACACCACAAGGAGAAATTCACCCGCCTGAGCCAGAAACCGTCCTGCAAACGCACCCATTAGTGGACGAACGCACCGGCCAAATTACTCTCGTCCAGACCAAGACCGGCCAAATCGATCCGCATCAGGCTGCGGCGCTGCTCGACCAGATCATCGATGAGCACGA